ATGGGGTGGAATACACCGCAAGCCCCCTCCCACGGCTCTGTCCGCTCCTCGATCTTCAGACCAAGTAGCTCAAGGCCATCAACGTAAGTCTGAATCCAGTCTTTACGGCTAGCCAGATCGTCTGCGTAATCACTTAGAAGTTCGTTGGCAATTGAATCCAGCTCTCCTTCATCCATGTTTTCCGCAAGATTGATATCAAAATCTTCTTCGGTATCGTCTTCAATTTCTTCAATATCTTCTGGAATATCAATAACGATTTCAATATCGTCGGCCGCGATTTTATCGGGGGACAGCATTTTATCAATACTCATACCTGACCTTTAATTAATAATACGACCGTTTTTGTTTGTACACAGGCTCATCTTCTTCGTCTGATGCCAGACGAATAAATCCGCCCTTGCGATAACGCAATAAAGCCTGGGTCATCGAGTCAACAAGGTCATCATGATCCCCTGCGGGGAACGATGCGACCTCTTCAATTAACTCTTCTGCCCAGTTGGTATTAGGAACCCAGACCATGCCGGATGCAAATATATCAGCAACTGCGTTTAATCGGGCTATTTTGTCGTTGCCTTTTGTGGGGCTAAATTCCTGAACAGGAATTCCCATTGCGCGTAATTCAAATATCAATGGGGAGCCGGCGGCTTTAGCTTCAACAATTAAACTGTCTACTTCCCATTCTTTGAATTCCTGATAAGCACGCTGCTTTAGCTCAGGAAATTCCATGCGCTTTTTAAACGCATTTAATAGAATAATATTGCTCTGGGATTTTCCCGTATCATCAATATTACTAAATACGCCCCATGTAGTACAGGCCGAATAGTCGGCGCGTTCTGATTTCAGGAACGCTGTATCCCATGACTGGATAATAAATTCACACGGCGGGGGATCATCTTTTTCCCACCGCTGCCACCACTCACGCTTAACAATTGCCCCGCCTTCCGAGGTTGGGTTTTGTTGGTACTGAGCCTGCCATTTGGCGTTTGGCAGTTCTGTTCTAAGGGCGTCGAGTTCTTTGTATGACCAGAACTCCGGCCATAGGGGCTTATCCGAGGGAAGAATGGCGGGGAATTCAATGACTTCCCACTCATCACCACCGCGTTGCGCGGAGTCCTTGAGAACCCGGCCGGTAAGATCTCGCTTGGACCAGCGGGTCATCACAACAACAATGGACCCCCCAGGTTGTAGTCGCTGGCGAGGACCGGATGTGTACCACTCGTAAACAGAATCAAATACGGTTGGATCGGATTCTGCCAGCTTGGCTTCCTGTTCCGAGTGGGGATCGTCAATAATCAGAAGATCGGCACCTTTACCCGTAACCGTACCCCCAACACCGATAGCAAAGTACTCGCCATTGGAGTTGGTAGACCAGCGGCCGGCAGCCTTAGAGTCATGCCGTAGGGCGACGTTTGGAAAGACCTTTGAATAGATCTCTCCGTCAACCAAGTTTCTGACCTTACGGCCAAAGCCAACTGCAAGATCAGCCGTATTGGAGGACTGGATGATCTTCTTATGGGGGAAGTTACCCAAGAACCACGCCGGCAATAAATACGAAGCAAACTCAGACTTCGTGTGACGAGGCGGCATGTTAATGATCAGCCGCTTTAACTCACCCCTGGCTACCCGCTCAAAGGCGTTAGCCATGATCCCGTGATGCCGCCCACCAATGAAGTTTGGCCACATGATCTTCACGAAGTCCATGAAGTGTTTCTGACCTCGCTCCCGCTTTAAAGCCTCTCCATACTCTTGGGCAATGATCGACAGATGCTCTTTCTGATCGTCAGGCAGCCTCTCAATGACTGCGCTCAACTGAGCATCAGTCATGTTCGCCATCAACTCCAGAAGCTCATCTTTCATTAAATGATGTCTCTAACCCTAAGGTACGAAGGCCGAATAGTACGCGGTTTCTTAGGAGTTGCTTTACACATCCCCAACTCAACCAGCGCCCACATCTTGCGAGACACGTTGCCCCGTCCCTTTTCCTTGGTAACGAACATCACATCATCTATAGAGGGCGCGAAGCCAAACTTCTTCCACCACTCATCAATGACTATGTAGATCTCTCTTTGTGCAGGAGTCATGTTACGCGCCTAAAAGTTTGAGTAACACATGTTACTCAAACCTGTGGATAACTTTGTGGATAATTTTGTAGAAAATTTTTGCCAGCTTTGTAGAGAACTTTGTGGAAAAGTTTGAGTAACACATGTTACTCAAAGTCCCGATTTTTGAAAATTTACCCCCCGCCCCCTTTGCTGTTGGAAAAGGTGACGGGGGGTTCGTCAGGATGAGGTGATTGAGTGTGCGGATTGCTAAGCAAGGTGGGGGCAGGGCTAAGCGGCTGATCTAGGGGGGCGCGGGTGGCGGGGTCGTCGCTGGCTGCGTCGTCGAAGGTGGGGGTAGCGGTGTTACGCGGCGCATCGATGGCATCAGGCATAGGCATAATGGCTTGACTGTCAATCGCCTGGGAGCTGCCGACCGTAGGCTGTGCGGTCAGGGTCATAGCGGCGTCGACTGCGCCTGATCGGAGCGCTGATCGAAGGCTATCGAGTAACTGCGTGCGAGCCTGCCCGGCGTCCGTTGTCTTCACGATTTCCCTGCGTTCGGTGAAGGCTGCGATCTCGGTCACTTTGCCCAGAAGCTCTAAAGCTCGCAGCCGCTGCGCGGGTTGCACGTCGTCGGAAATGGCGTGCTCGGTCAGCTTTTGGATGACTAGGGCACGCAGGGCGGCAGGTGTTGAGTGCCTCGCTGCTTCCTGAGCGAGCGCTAAGGCTTGGACCTGCGCCTGCACTACGCCGAGCTTCGCCATTTCCTGCCCTCTGCGGCTCTGTGTCTCCGGCTTGCCTGTGCTATGCGGTACTGCGTCCCTGTATGACGCCGCCTTAGACTTGCCGAGCGCGAGCGACTGAGCGAACCGCCTTTGGCTAGCCGTGAGCGGTGTCGTCTTCGCCCCTTGTACTCCCATCAGTAGGGCATCCAATGGGACGGAGGACAGAGCCTCTTTCGTTTGCTTTCGACTGAGCTTGATCATGGGTACATCCTGAGAATGTGAATTCTTTGTGAATTCTATCTGATCTGCTGCACTTCGTGCTAGTGCCGTGCTTACCAGGGCTTGACAGTCAATCGTACAGGCATCATGATTGCAATACGTCGCCACTTCCGGCGGCAATACCTGGGAGATTCAAACCATGCAGACAGTCATCAGTTCCCGAACGATCACCCCGGAAATGGCGGTGTCGTTCCTGAAAGCGGAGGGCTACCAGGCCACGCTATCCGCTACTAACCCCGGATGGGTTGAGGTAATCGACGCAATCATGACCGAGTCGGGCGGCCAGCCGCGCCGCGTCATTCATGAGCCGCGTTTGATGCATCCCTCGCAAACCTTCCGCTTTATCAGCGACCGCAATTAGTTCCCGAGTACTACGCGAACTCGATTCGCGTCTACCTGCCCGAGTAACCATTACCCCGACTAAAGGAAACCGCATCATGTCTTATTTCATGCCCGTAACGCCCACATGGCAGGGTCTTTTGCCCTGCCTATTAGCGGTTTTAGAAAATGGCAGCGCGGAGGGCCGCGCTATGGCCCGCGTCGAACTGTCGCGCATGGCGCAAGCTGCCGATCTGCACAATGACGCCGTTCGGCCGGAACCGCTGACGATCACGCACTTGCATGACGCTGGCCATGGCTGGCTGTCGGTCGACTATTCGCTTATCGACCGACTCAAAATCGGCCATCGAATCAGCGCATATTCATATCGCGCCGCTGACGTCGCGTGGCTAGAGGAGGACTGCGATGCGTCGATCCTTCTGACTGCTCTGGAAAGCGCCGGGATCACTTACCGGATTGTGAATCAGCACGTCGAAGGCGATGCATTTATCCGTGGACTGCCCCGCTGGTCGAACAATTAAAGGACAGATCAATCATGCCTGAATTCAATCGAAATATGCTCCCCTGCGTCGGTGTCGTTTGGCATTATTTCCCGACGATGGGCGAGGCTCAATCCTTTGCGAACTGGGCGGAATCCGAAACCGCCGACGACGAATGGCCCTGCGAAGCTTTCGTCATGCGTGACGATGACCGGCCGGATGACGAACGATGGGAGGTTAAGGTTAGGAACTGGTAACAGTGTTACACCGTCAGCCCGCTACGGGTTGACTGGGTCGCATTGCCCCGATTCGGATCGCTACCGCATCGCCTTAAATGCTCCGTCGCTCGGAGCTTTACTGAGGGTTCACCATGGCCGCCAAGACTATCCCCTTGTCGCTTCACACGCGCCGCGCAGTCGGCATATTCGCGTATACGCTCATGCGTCAAAACGAATCGATGTCAGCCGATTATGCCGTCGGCAAAGCCTTTGAATTGCTCGGTTACCCGTCCGACACGCCAGACACGCACGGTCTGCGGGCGCAGGTTTTGGCCGACGTTAGCAGGGAGGGCTGATCATGCTCTATCATTTTGTGGAACAAAGCGGAAACCGCAAAACCGGCCCAATCCCGGTGAGTTATAGCCAGCGCGAAACCTGCCCGCCGTCGTGCCCGCACTATCGGGCAGATTGTTACGCTGAGGATTACTACACCCGGCTGTCATGGGACAAGGTTCATCAGCGCGGTGTCGATATGCTCGCCTTTTCGGCTCACGTAGCAGCGCTGCCTGAGGGTCAACTGTGGCGGTTCAATGTGGCCGGAGATCTGCCCGGCGAAGGTGAGTCAGTCGACCCCGTGGCACTCGGTCATCTGGTTTGGGCTAATCGCGGGCGGCGCGGGTTCACATATACCCACAAGAAAAGCCAGGATGCCATGTACTGGGCAAAGCACGCGACGGACTGGGGATTCACGGTCAATTTATCGGCCGATGATGCGGGCGAAGCGGATGCGCTGGCGGCGGTTTCCGACCTGCCGATTGTCTGCATTGTGCCCATGGATACCCCAGTCAGAACCACGACGCCGGAAGGTCTGCCGATTGTCGTTTGCATGGCGCAATGGCGCGACGACATTACTTGTTCGACCTGCGGGCTATGCGCCCGTGCTGACCGACAAGTGATCGTCGGATTCCGTGCCCATGGCACCCGAGCAAAAACGACTGACGCCATCGCCCGTCGCGTTATTCCGATTGCAAAGTGATTAAAGGATAAGACAACATGAAAATCTATCGCGCTAGATGTTATGAGATAAATCTTGGGTACATGGTGTCTTGGCATTCAAGCAAAGAGGCAGCAGTTTCGTGGATCAGATTGAATCGAGACAATCCGGGGTTTGATACCGGGCCGCATGACGTCACTGCAATTGATTTCCCGACGACAAAGAAAGAAGTAATCGACTGGCTGAATCGGAATCTTTCGACAGACAACGGATGAACTGGCAATTCAAGGATAACCCGGCATGGCCATTCGGTCGGTTGCGCCATCCTATCCCAACACCACCCGAGCCGGCCGATCCGGCCCCATTTTGAGGATTGAATTATGTCTTTTCCTGCCCGTTTTGCTGGAACCTGCGCCCGTACAGGCGTTCGATTTAATAAAGGCGATCCGATTGTGGCGGTTAGTCGCGGAAAGTATGCCATCGCAACGGATAGGCCCGAGCGATACGTGTCGGATGTCTTCCGATTCGGGTCGGGCGCGACCCTGTATCGCAACAAAAGGGGGCGCTGCGATGACGCGCCATGCTGCGGATGCTGCACGGTCTAGGGTTCCATCTATAGCCTCTGATGGGGGCTATTGGGGCAATCCTGCCCATCACTAAGGTAAACGACAATGGACGCAATACACGCAACCCTGCCGCCGGTGCTGGCATACGTCGGCCACATCAGCGAGTTAACGGGTAAACCGCACCGCGCAATCACAATTCCGACAGGCTCCGCAGCCTATAGCATGGGATACCGATTTGTGTCGATTCCCCTCGATGAATTGGATCACTACCTCGCCAATGGCGCAATCGAAGCGACCCGGTAAGGGTTCCACGTACAGGGTCGCGAGCGGCTCTGTGCGGGCAATCCTGCCCATCTGAGAGGATGAGATGAAACCGATACGTATTACTGAAAAAAACAAGGTTGCGATTGTCGCTGCCCTTGCTGCGGTCAATGGCACGGCAACCGCCCACACATGGGCGTACTACGCCGACATTGAATATCTGTCAATGGTCGCCGAAAAACAGGTCATCGATTTATTAGGCTCACAGAAGGCTGCCGTCGGCGCAAAACTGCAAGCGACCAGCGGCGGAAAGGTCGCGAACGCTTACAAGTATTCGCGCGGCGGGACATGGGTAAGGATCGAGCGCCGGTCGACTGGCTGGTTTCTGGTTTCGGTTGACCATGCCACGCTTTATTCATCTGGCGGCAGTCGTCAATTAACTTTAACCGCAGAGCAGGATCGGCGGGCAATTGAGGTGTTGCGGGCTAAGTACACCGTGGAGGTGATCGAATGATCACGTACACAATCGAGGAAGGCCAGCTTGTGAGGCTATATCACGACCGGCCCGAATGCGCCTGGGTTTTGCCCGACTCCGAATCGGTCACGGTGTTATCGGTCGATTTTGACGAAGTGTCGGATGCCTATGCTGATGTCATCGCATTGTCGGACGGTCGGTGCGTCATTGCCGATATCAATGAGTTCGCGGACGTTTATCCGTCGGTCGGGGACGCATTAAATGGCTATAACTGCCAACAACTGGAGGGGGTCGAATGACACACGAAGAACACATGGATCGTTTTCACGATTACGTCAATGCTCTGGCGGCAACGCGCAGAAT